AGAGCCCGTTGGCTGCGTTCTTGTTCCCCAGCGTGTACGGGTGCAGGTTTCCTGCTGCCTCACGCACAGCCAGCACCAGCCACGCAAGGCGTTCAGTCACGTTGATGGCGCTGTAGACGTCCACCTTGGTGACGTCCTGAAGCAGCCCGTTGGCGTCCCGAAGCAGCGTGCGCTCGCCGCGCATAAGGCCCGAGATATTCGCCTTAAGCACACCGAACCGGTAACAGGAGTCTACACGCGGCGCGAGGCCCATGCCCTTCATACGGCGCTCATAATCGGTGGCGTGCCAGAACCCCAAGTTGATGCGGAAGTACGACGGTATGGCGCTGCTCCCACGGATCGAGTTCTTCATGTCCTTGAGCGTGCGGATGGGCTCGGCCCCAGGCTTTCGGATGTGGTGCGTTATCATAAGCGCCGCCCGAAGTTCCCCGCACACGCGCCCTGCCTCGCGCATCATTTCCGCAACAGCCAGCGCGTTGTTCTCATCCCCGTGGGAGACCGCGTTGAAGGTGTCCACGCACACAAGGCAGAGGTCAGGCACTCGCTTGAGCTCAGTGATGACAGCCTCCCACTTTGAAGACGCCACCGGTGCCCCGCTCTTGGGGTCGCGCTCAACAAGCGGGAACGCCCCACCAACCGCTGAGAGCGGTATGACGACAAGGCGCCGACCGGCCTTTGCGATGAGCCCGCCTTGGTCAATCTCCAAGATACGCCGGTGCATCTCGGTCTGGCTATCCTCGCACAAGAGCAGAACAGCGGTACCACCGTTGGTGATTCGCTGCCCACACCAGTCCAAATCCCCGCCGAACTCGGGATAAGCGGCCACTTTCAACGCTAAATCGGCGATTAGGCCAGTTTTCCCCGCTCCTCCCTCGGCGATGAACAGATGCGGCTCGCCTTTGACGACAAGCGCCTCAACAAGGTAGGTGTGCTCGGGCTTGGGGTACTTGATCCACCGGTGCGCTTCCCATGCGGAGAACCACGACTCCGTTGGCGAACTCTGCGGGAGCTGGCGCACGGGGGACGGAGCCGACGCCGGTGCATCTGGCTTTCCGTTGCGGCGGATGTCCGCGTTGACGAGTCCCTGCCACTCCGAAGCAAATCGTGCGTCCGTCCACGCTGGGTGCATTCGTTGCAGCATCCATCCCCGCGTTTGCTCGCGTGCCTCGTCCATCGTGATGACGCCCCGCCGAACCATCCCGAGATTCGCACCAGCCACCGAGTTGAACGCATCCCACCGAGTCTCCCCGCCGGCGCCCCCCTCGAACACGTCCCGCTGGAACGCCGGCTCCTGACGGAGCACGTTCCCGCTGCCGACTCCAAACAGCCCCGCCTCCGGAACCATGGCCTCCCCTGCTGGCAGCAACGTGCGCAGCCGCTCCCCCAGAGCTCCCGCGTTGTACACGCTCTCGGACTGCCACTCGATGACGGTCTGCACTGGTCGGCCCTGCTTGGCGTGAACGCTACCGGCAAGCCGAATCGGTTGGTGAGCGCGTCCGTACGGGTTTGAGTCCACCCCGAGGCCCATGGCGGAGTCCCCGCCTGAGACCTTGGCAAGGGCGTCTCGCATCCGGATGGCCTGCTCGACGGGCACTTCATCATCCAGAGCGTACCAGACGTGCCGCTTCGGTGTGCCTTCGTCGGTTGTCCCACCGGAGCACACCACCAGCGACGGCTCACCTAGTTGCTCGGTGAGCTCTCGCATCTTGGCATCAGTGTCCCCCGCATCGAGGTCTGCGACCAGCGAGCGCATCCGCGCCACGTTGGCGCTTGTGGCCCTTCGGTCGCTCAAGATGCCTGGGACAACGAAGGTCGCCACGTTGTACTGCGCCCACCGCTCGGTGGCTGAGAGCACAGGCGCAAAGCCCTCCTTGGCTGGTTCAACGAAGATGTCTTCGCGGAAGACGCCTTCTTGCTCGGTGCCCTTCTCTCCGATACCGCGAACGCAGATGAACTCGTTCTCCTTCCAGTCTCGCTCTCCGAAGATGAGGCGAAGATGCTCTTGGGCTTGGCGTAAGTCAACCAAGCCACGACGGTCTGTCAATGGCTGCATTTTGTTTGGGGTAGTAGTCTGTCTTACTTCAGCCAGAACGGCTTTGTGGTGTTGGGTGCCTGAGTGGGAGCATCCTCCCAACAGGTGCTCTTAAACGAGCAGAACTTGCACCGAAAGTCGGTGCGGTCTTTGCCAAGGCGCGGAAGCTCCTTGGGCGATTGAGCGTCGATGACGCGCACCGCACGATCCGAGGCTTCTTGGGCTGCGAGCGCGTCGAACGGCACCAACTCAACGAGCACCTCACCGGTATCGCGGTTGAGCGCCGTGAACATCCCGCCTGCTGGGATGTCGAGGTACGCGCAGTAGATTTGCATCTGGGCGTAGTACACCGGCTTTGATGCCTTCACGCCCTTGTTCTTGGTGTCGTTCCAGCTTTTATCGTTGAGCGCCTTGTTCTCCCAAAGGAGCGGGTACTCAACACCGGTGATGGTGGGACCGCCGGCGATGATGCCGTCGATGTGTCCACCGAGTCGCCCGTCAGCAGCACGGAAGCCGAACTGTTTGCCGTCGCTCTTCTCGGTGAGCAGGTCGAAGCCCGCAGCGCGGATGTACTTTTCCATGCGGTCTTCGCCGTCGTGTCCCATGTCGAAGATGCGCAGAACCTCCGGTGGGAAGCCGGCCCCTTCGTCCTCGGGGGCGTGTTCGTACTCGTACCGGAGCCGGCGCTCGCACGCCTCACCCCAGCGCGAAGCCCCCAGATAGTCCCGCTTCTCTTGGTTTGCCTGACGCGCCAAAATCGCGCCGTCGATGACGGCTGCGATAGCGGCTTGTGCGGGCTCGTTCCCGATGACCTTCTTGGTCTCTGGCTTAAAGATGCTCATCTTGGTCGTTCTTAAGGGCGTAGAAGATGCCGAAGATTGCCAAGAGCAACACCAGCAGATACGCGGTTACAGAGGCTTTGTCCTCCTGTTGGTAGAGTTTCACGGTGTCAGCTATGGCGATTGCCGCAAAGATGATTGCCAGCAGTTTCATGTTTCAAGAATAGAGGGCCCTCAACGCCGCTGGCCAGCCGCCATTCGGCGATCTCGGATTCGAGGCGCTTGATGGTTTCGGTAGCGGTGTGTAAACGCGCCTTGTACTCGTCGCGCTCTTCAGCGGCTTCGCTCAAAGACCGGCAGGTGTATGCCAGCCCGAAGTGGTTCTCCCACGCAACTCCGCAGGATGTGCAGTACTCACTCACGGCTGCACCTCCTCCCACTTGCCCAGCGTGCGGAGAAGCGCTTCTGCGCGTTGACGGGCGGGGGCTTTTGCACAGGATGGCTGAGTGTCACCTAAATGTACGCAATAAATATCCCACTCATCAAAGGTCAGCACCTTCTCCGCCTCGTGCATCGCGTTGAGGTCGGTGCAGTAGTCTGGCATATACTTATATGCGTTCCCGCCTTGTCCCTGGAGTTCTGGCGGATAGCCCCACAGCTTGTGATTGTGCCAAGGCCCACTGTCATGGATGTCAGTCCATCCGCACACCTCGGCGATGGCGGCGTTGATTTGGTCGTCGGTCATCGTGCTTCCTCCTTCCATTGCCATTTAGCTTCCCCAGCGGAGCTTACTACCCACTCCGCAAATCCACGTTTAACCGCATCTTCTTTGAGTTTATCCGTTTGGCGTACAGTAAAAAACATCGCTGCAAGAAAAATTAACATTAAACCAAATATAAAACCTGGAAGCCCATCGCTCATTTCGCCACCTCCTCCCATTTGCCCATCACCCGCAGAAACGCTTCGGCGCGTTGGCGTGCGGTGGCGTAAATGACGTTGAATGGGCTTTGCCAAGCACCAAGGTTTCTAGGGTAAAACACCTCACGCTGGTCGTCCGTCAGCGTCTTCTCCGCTTCGTGCATGGCGTTCAAATCGGTGCAGTAGTCCGCGGACCACCCGCATAGCTGCGAGATGGCGGCGTTGATTTGGTCGTCGCTCACGGTTGCACCTCCTTTTCGTTGGTCTCACCGAGATGGTCTGGCGTCGGCGGAATCTCCATCCAGTGTGTTGCCTTCCACATATCGCAGTCAGCCAGTCGCGTCCTGATGGACAGACCAAGCTCGCCGGTGACCAGCACCTGCTTGCCGACTTCCGGCAGGCGGTCTTTTACTAAAATCCACTCGCTCATAGCCTCTCCTCCTTCTCACGCTCACACTCAACGCACACCCACCTGCCGCACGGGCCAATGCCATCATGGTCGTCCACCCAATCCATGAGCGCACCGCACTCGCACTCCTTCTCGGCCGGCTCTGGCGCATCTTGCAACCAACCATCGTACCAACTTGGAAGTCCGCTCATTTGGACTCCTTTCTGATGCGCATGATTTCTGCCTCGATGCGTTTGAATGTTGCCTCAAACGCACGCCGGTTCGGGTGCGACTGAAGCAGCGTCTCCGTCAGTGCCAGAAGCTCAGTGGCTTCTTGTTCTAGTCTGTTTTTCATTTTGTTGTTGTTGTTGCAGTTGAAATTTCGCATTGAATATGCCATGCAGCATTGTTTAGTTCTTTGATTTTATCAGCTTCAATTTCGCTTTTGTGAGCTCTCCATAAATAAAGAATTGCAAGTGACTTACTGCATGGCTTTTCAATCATTAAATATTTTGATATTGCCACGATATCATACTTAAGATTCTGTATATTGTTGCTCTGGATACGGAGAATAATTTCGCTAATTTCGTTTGGGATACCCCATTCATTGCAAGATTTCTGATCTCTTGAACTTGAGCATCCGAAAGTTTTGCCATCGGATTTTGTCGCCCATGATAAGATGTTCCGTGAACCCATTTCCTGCGACAGTTCTCCAGATGAGTTTCCCACTTCAGATTCTCCAACCGGTTGTCTTCTCGATTGCCGTTCAAATGCGATGCATTGCATCCACTCGGACATGGCCCTACGAATGTCTCCAGTACCATTCGATGCACATACAGTAATTGCCTCGGAGATGAGAACATACACGTCATGTATCCACTCTTTATCTTCACTGGATTTCTTATTCTTCCATTCGAAACGCGTCTTATCTGACCAAAAATTGATACCTCGTATTCCGGCTTTGATGGATAAAGTTTCCACATATCTGGAGATGTACCACAAAGCCTTCTTTAAATCAAGTGTTGGATTTTCGTGCTTTATTTGATTCCTGAAAACGTACTTCACGGCATTCCCCAAAGGAAAAACCATGTTTTCTGCAATTTCGATACACTCTACACCACTTGGGTGCTGCTTGTAGTGCTGCGGATCGACGGCGCTGGTCGAGGACGGGTTGGATGATTTCGCGCCACAGTTTTGAGTACATACTGTCTCTTTCGGTTGGGTTTCCATAGTCCTTTAGCCAAGAATTGCTTTTTTTATGCGTGCCTCGTTGAACTTCCATGTCAGCACGCAGCTTGCGCGGTAGCGTGACATCCCGAACATGGGTACATCCGCCATGTGCTGACGCTGCGAGTCGGTAGGTGGCAACTTAATCCATGACCGCGTTTTGCGCGAGTTCGCTCTATCCCCGTTTCGCCGCAAGAAGTCGTCCGCTTGAGCCAGCGCGAGCTCCTTGGAGTTGGTGCGGGTTATGATGGTGACCACTCCACCGGTGACGCCGCCAATCGCGTTGTACACCTCCCCCAGCTTGATGACCGCGCCCCACGCCGTTAGCGCGTTTGCCATGCGCACCGCATCGCTGTACATCGACTCCCACCGGAACGGCGACATCTCGATGATTTGCATCTCCGACATCTCGAAGGACTCGATGGTCTCAACGCCGTTGACCCGCACGGGGAAGACGTACCCGCACACGGGGCAACTCCCGACCGCTGCCGGCACCTGAATGCCGCACTCGGGGCATTTCTTCATGGGCGCCTCGCCCGTCTCGCTCTGTCGCAC